TTTAGGTAATAAGATGGATGCTAATAATCCTCTTAATTACGGAGTTTTTAAAAGAAAATTTTCTAAAAAGAATATCTACGATAGATTTTCAGTTCTTTTAAACAGAGAACCTGTAGAAGAATATTACGGAGTAATTATTCCTGATTATGTCAACATTACATACAGCTGTGTAATCTTTACAGATTATGTAGAACAGATGAATAAGATAGTTGAAGGTATAAACTATGCATCTGATTCGTATTGGGGAGATCCTGAAAGATTTAAGTTTAGAGCAATGATCGATAATTATTCGACTGCTACTGAATTGAGCCAGGGTCAAGACAGAGCCGTAAAAACAACATTTAGTATCAACCTTCTCGGACATATAATTCCGGACACGATTAATACTCAACAGATTGGCAAAAGAAAATTCTTTAGTAAATCAGCTATTAACTTTGGATTTGAAACAATATCAAGTGATGCAGTACCGGTAGCCGGGAAATATCTCGATACAACAGATACTACAGATACTAGTGCACCGCCTTCTGAAGCAACAGAGGCATTTAACGCAAGAGCAAGGACTCCTGTTAGACAGGCTTCTAGAAGATTCTTCGACAATTCTGTTAGTAGGTTAACTACAGCTTCAACTGGAATGACAACAGAGCAGATACTATTCGTATCGACAGTCAATAATGCTATTGCCAGCTCTACGACAGATACGACTGCAACATTTACTGGAGTTTCATTTCTTACTGCCCCTGCAGGCTTTACTATAGACCAGGAAAGCTTTACTGTTTATTTAAATGGACTTATCATTCCAACGGAACAAAGAACTGTGGCAGAATCTGGGTCCGATATAGTAGTTACGTTTGATACTGATGTGTTAGGATATCTTGTTGAAGCAGACGACCAGATAGTAATAACCGGAAAGTTTAGTTAAAGATGCCTAGATTAAAATTTAAACAACTAAATCAGAACGTAACTAGTACGCAGAACCAAGCTAATTTAAGCGGTTCTATGCGAGTAACTGGTTCTCTGTTTTTGACCCAGGATATAGTTGTTGGCGGAACTTTAACTGCTCAAGAGTTTAGAACAGAGCTAATAAACGCTTCGGTTATTTACCAATCAGGTTCGACCAAGTTTGGAGATTCTCCAGACGATACGCATTCCTACACAGGATCTGTAGTCGTTACCGGTTCTTTTTTCTTAAATAACTTAGATGTACGAGAAACTATATTAACTAGTAACGTTTTTAGAATTACAGGATCTCACGCTTCTACGAACTATGATATAAAAATAACAGGTTCTAATGATATAGAAATTTCTTCGTCGGGTCAATTTTCTGTTTATGCTAACGGCGTAGAAAAGCTTAAGATAACTGAAAATGAAATTACCTTTGATCGTATAGATCTAGGTAGCTTTTAATTGTAATAACCTATATTTATTTAAGATAAAGTAAAGTTACCGGTTGTAAGATGAAAAAAACTAACTACAAATAGTTAAATGGCACAGATAATTAAATTTAAACGCGGTTCTTTAGAAAACGTAGAATCTTCATCCGCCTCACTAGGTGAACTTCTACTTACAACCGGAAGCTCGTCGGTACTTGGAGCAGCTAATAAAAGCTACGATATCGGAGAAGGTTTACTCTTTATTGCTAGCGGTAGCTCTACTGACGGTAACCCTCGTGCGGTAAACAGGTTTCTAGCCGGAGGAGTTGCTCCGGATCTATCAGGTAATCCGGTTGGGAAGTCACTTCAAGGTGTTCCTTTTTACGTAACAGGATCTAATAAAGTAGTCCTCCTTAACGACGGTGCCGATGCTAATAGCCATATTACGTTAGATCTTACTAACAACATTGATTCTGGTTCCTTATTGCCATTTATAAGCGGATCGGTATTCGGTACGGTTAGTGGAGATATTTTAATAAACGACGCCGGTGTAGCTTCTATTCAAGCTAACTCAGTAGCACTCGGTACCGATACAACAGGAAATTACGTCGGTACCATTACAGGCGGTACCGGTATCGCTTCATCGGGTGCAACTACAGGAGAAGGAATTGCTCATACATTATCAGTAGACCTAACAGAACTTACTCTCGGAAACGGTCTCGATGCGGGCAATGCTACAACTCTTAACTTAGACCTTACAGAAGTAATTGCGACTGATGGAGCTAATAGGATTCTTACTTCAGACGGAGACGGAACTTTAACAGCTGAGTCTAACTTTACATTTAACGGTTCTACTCTCTCCGTAACAGGTCAAGTTACTGCAACCGGATTTACAGGATCATTTACAGGATCATTTACTGGTGACGGTTCCGGCTTAACAGGGCTTGTAACTGAACTAGACTTTGCAGGTGATACAGGTACTGGAACAGTAGATCTGCTGTCTCAAACACTCACAGTAGCAGGTGGAGGTGGTATTGATACTTCTGTATCTAATCAAACTGTTACTATAGCCGTAGATTCTGGATCAATGGCAACCTACTTCAGACAGGATGCCTATTCTAATGTAAGCGGTGATATACTTATCGCATCTAACGGAGCTGCTACAATTCAAGCTAACTCTGTTGCTCTTGGAACTGATACAACAGGAAATTACGTAGCTACTATTACAGCCGGTACAGGACTCACTTCTACCGGTGCTACGACTGGAGAGAATATAGCTCACAGCTTAAGCGTAGACTACGGATCTTCTGCAGGTACAGCAGTTCAAGGTAATACAACGATTACTATAAACGGTACTGCTAACGAAGTTCAGGTAACAGGTACAGCAGCTCAAGCATTAGGAGGTGCACCTTCGTATACGATTGGTCTTCCGGACGACGTTACTATTACTTGCGATCTTTGTGTAAACTGCGACCTATCCGTAGGCGGTAACTTAACAGTTAGTGGTACAGTTACTACAATCAATACTGAAACAGTAACGATTGAAGATAACATCATAGAAATTAACGCTGCAGGTGCTCCGGCTTCAACCGGGGGTATCTACGTTAGAGATGCTACAGGAGGAAGCACGGTATCCGGGTCCTTAATATGGGATGCTAGCGTTGATTATTGGAAAGCAGGAACGATCGGATCAGAAAAGAGAGTTCCGGTTCAATCTGGTAATTTCAATACCAACTCATTCCTTTATGCCTCAGCTGCAGGTACATTAACATCTACAGCAGCTCCAACTACGGATGGAGACTACATTAAGTGGAACGGATCTGCATTTGTAGTCACCAATATCATAGACGGAGGTAGCTTCTAAAATTTTAAGTTGATACTTATCTATTTATTTAGAGACTCTAAATAGAGTTTGTTAGATATATATCAACTTGATTTTAAATGGCGCAGGTAGTTAAGTTAAAGAGGTCCTCTTTACCAGGAAAGGTACCGGGTACTTCTAATCTTGAGTTAGGAGAATTAGCCATCAACACAGCTGATGGTAGAATTTTTTTCGAAAGAAGTGGTTCTAGCGGTATAACCATAGAACATATAGTTACAACTAACTCTCAGACTACTGGCTCTATAGAATTAGTTGGAGATTTAACAGTTACCGGCAGTCTACTAACCTCAGGCAGTGTTACTTTTGCTGGAGTAGAAGTAGGATCAACAGAGAATAGAATTCTTGTTACAGATACTACCGGTAACGTCAGCTATCGTACAGATTTAAGTCTACAAGGTACCCAAGGCACTCAAGGCACTCAGGGTAGACAAGGTACACAAGGAACACAGGGACGTCAAGGTACGCAAGGCACTCAAGGTCAACAGGGTACTCAAGGAACACAAGGCATCCAAGGTATCCAGGGTATACAAGGTACTCAAGGTACCCAAGGCCGCCAAGGTACCCAGGGTACCCAGGGAACGCAAGGTATCCAGGGTATACAAGGTACTCAAGGTACGCAGGGAACACAAGGTACCCAAGGTCGTCAAGTCACTCAAGGAACACAGGGACAGCAGGGTATCCAGGGAATTCAAGGTATACAAGGAACTCAAGGAACCCAGGGAACACAAGGTACCCAGGGTACCCAAGGAACCCAAGGAACGCAGGGTCGTCAAGGCACCCAAGGTACACAAGGTCAACAGGGCACCCAAGGCATCCAGGGAATTCAAGGAACACAAGG